ATAGGTTCCGGGATTGCCGTTGGAGCCTCCCGGAGTCTGTCCTATTTTGATCGTTGTTGCATTGGATACCCAAAACACCCTACCAGGATGGGACTGGGTGATGGGTACACCTCGAATGGTTACAGCGTTGAAGCCGTCAGGAAAATTGGATCCTGGGCCTCTGAAAGCATCTGCCATGGTTACAGCTCCTTTTAGAACTCTAGATTAGAGCCAACTGAACAACCGCTGGATACTCCAAAGGTTTTAGTGTTGTTGAATTAGGCCCAACACTTCTGTCCCCGGCCAGGTGGGATCTTGACCGGGGGTCGTTTGCCTTTCTCCTCTTGTCTCGGGAAGCTCATACTGAGTCCCCCTAGCATTTCTTACCAGGTTTCCCTGGCATCTTGGGTGCTGGTTTAGCAGGTTTCTTAGCCATACTTGACTCCTAGTTAAAGGCAGGGAAGGGATCGGACGATCCCTCTCCTTAAAGCTAGATCAAGGGGCTAGGGACCATTGCTTCCCCAGATCGCTCTCGGATCAGACCACCCAAAGCTGTATCTCTCGTACCCCTTTGCTTTCGCATTCATGGTATCAAAGTCGTTATCCTGATCGAACATGACACCAACACGCTCGTAGTACTTCATGCCAGTGCCACCAGGGATCTGATTGCGAATGAACCAGGCATGAGCAGCAGTAAAGTAGTGGTTCACCTTAAAGCCACCAGGAATGTAGTTCCCCTGATTGATGACGTTGATGTCGTTATTCGCACTGCTTGGACGGTACTTGCTGTCCAAGATACGTTGTGCGTTAAAGACTTCCTGGCGGGCAATATGCAGGGTCTTGGGTTGAATGGCAACCAGCAGACCACGATCATTGGTTGTGCCCATGATCGCCACAATCGCATCTTCAAGAGAAGCTTCGCTCAGATCGGCATCGACAGCAGGCCGATTAGACCAGGTTCCACCCGTTGTGTTGGGATGGTCGGTCACGCACAGAGCCTTACCATCACCACCAAGATAGGTGGCAAAAGCACGGTTGTACACGTTGGCTGCTATATTCTCTTTCGTCTGACGGAAGGACATTGCCAGAGCAGCTGCACGTTTCCGTGACACTTGCTCGTACAGGTTATCGTCCAGTTCTTCTTTGGTTACGATATACCCACTCGCGTACGCTATGTGCGTATAGCGGGTTACAAACCCCTGGACCTCAGTATCGTAAGTGACAGGACTGCCTTGTGCTTTGATTGGCACAAGACCAAACCCAGTCAACTGGACATCTTCCTCATAGTTCTTTTGGGAAGAATCCGTGTCGAACAGATCCGTATATTCTACGGGATGCTCGTTGTACGTTTGGCCCCACCACGCTTTAATACCAGGCCAAAGTGCTTTGGGGTGACTTGCAGTTGTGATTAGACCGGCCATTTAAGTTCTCCTAGTATCCAGTTGATTACGGCGTGAGGTAACTGACTTGAGCGTTATCGGCTGGGATACCGAAGTACGCATGGAAGTTCCATTTAGCCAGAACCTTGGCAAATGCTCCGACAGCATTGTCAGGCCGTTGAACCAGACCAAGCAAATGGATGGGCAAGGTAGCTGTAACAGCGACACCAGAGGCATAGGCAGCAGAGAAGGGTGTAGCTGCGGTATGTACCGTGGTCGAGGCAGTCGTTACAGCAGCATTGTATCCACACTGAGCAGCAGTGCAGGAGTCGATCTGCACTTCAAACACACACAGGGGATTGTCGTCTACGTACACGTACCGGACAGCAGCACGAGTACTTGGATTGATGTACGTCTGCTCCAGGTTGAGCGTAGCACCGACCAAAGACAATGTGGGGTCGGCAGTCTGCACACCGACGATAATACCAACAGGCAGAGCTGAGGTAGTCGTTGCACCACCCCAGTGTTGCACATAGTTGACACCATTTGTGTCCCCACCTGCTGCTAGCATAACCACATCACCAATAGCAAAACTCTCAGTGGTGTTGGCTGTAGGCACAGCGTACAAGCGAGCACCACCACTCACACCAGCACCTGCTAGTGTTCCAACGGGGGTAAGCCCTCGAATCTTACTGACATTTGCCATGTTAAGGCTCCTAAGAAAGGGTATTGTTCATCTTGATCCCGTCCTTGGGCACGTAGAATGCCGGATTTTCACCCGTTATCTTCCCTGCCCGTACTGCGGTATCAATCATGTTGTTTCTAGCTGCAAGTTCAGCCTGATCTTCGTCATACCACTCTTGACGTTGCTTCATCAGGTATCCGTACATGGGTTCGCCTCTCTCTTTAGAGCCAACCAGGAATCGAACACGCTGCGTTCCAATATCTCCGTTGCGGGAAGTGACGTTTTCCGACACGTTGCCTATCTCTTTGGGGCTGACAAACTCATAGCCATTGTCTTGTGCCTCTTGAATCCTATTCTTGTCATCATTGATGATGTGCAAATGATAACCAGGAATTGTTTCGTCTATCCGCAGTTTTGCACTTGTTCCATTAAAGACTCCACGCTTACGACGAGTTGCACCAGATGCACTGGGAGTAGTTTCTGTTCGGTCTATTTCTGGAAGTATTCCTGCTTCTCTGGCTTTACGGGCAAGAGTAACTTCTTTCAGTTGTTCCGGGGTATAGGCGGGCATATCTATTTACTCCCATTCAAACTCGGACACATACTGCTCCCGAGTCATTAATTTTTGTTTAGTGAAGCGGTCACATGCAGCTTTAGCTTCCGAAGGTAAGTTCTCGTAAGACTTCTTGACTGCTGCTGGTCTTGATCCCCTTCCACCTGACTCTGTTTGATAGTTGGGAACTCGTTTTTTCCCATTCATCTCGGGAAACTTTTCCTGCAAAGCCTCATCTAGTTTGCTCAGGAAGGCATCACCAATGAGACTGGGATTCTCTGTGCGTATGGTCTCGCCAATCGCATTGGTAATCGAAGTCATCATTTTGTCTTTCCCAAACCACTCGTTACGATCCAGCCAGATTTGAAGTTTGGGGTCCAATCCAGTGGGTGCAGTGGACATGGGTTTAGCCACTTCCACAGCACTTGCTTTGGCTGCCTTGACTTCGTCTTTAGCTGTGTCTATGGCTTCGTCCAGAGCGTTAGCCCTGACACCGTCACCATCCGTTATTGCTTGGGCGCGAGCACTTTTGAGTTCAGTTATCTCACGTTCCAATTCCCTGGCTTTGCGCTCGTAGGACTCTTTCTGGAACTTCTTGAACTCGTCTGCTGCTGTCTTGAACTCTCTTAGGCTTTCTTTGGTCTGGTTAAGTTCTTTGAGAAGGGATTCGTTATTCTTCCTTAGTATGGGAAGAATCTCTTTGCCCCTCTTAATGAATGTCTGGGCATCTACCCAGTCGTCCTCTTTTCCTTTGAACTTGTCCTTCGGGACCCAACCTTGTCCAGAGGCTTCCTTAACCAGAAGATCTTCTTCCGAATGATCTCCTTCAACCTTATCTGCCACTTCACTAGCTTCAGCCATGATTTACACTCCTTTTCTCTATTTGTCAACTAGTTACGTAAGACTAGTCTCCCTGAATCTTCCGAGTAACCAAATACGGGTCAACCAGTTCCACATCTTCGTCCAAGGTAGCTGTGATGTCTCCATCATTGATCATCCTGTACTGCTTACCATCCTTGCCTGTGTAAAGTAATCCTGCGTACTTGGCGAAGGCTACCTTGTCCCCAGTCCTGCACCAGGGTTTAGGCACATCGTCATAGCAAGTTGGACCCATTGCCACCACAAGACCTGTGGTATTGGACATTTGTTCCCGTTCTCTGCCTCCTACTGTATTTAGAATGATCCCACCAGTACTCTTTTCCATGACTTCTCTTGGTTGAATCAAAATCCTATGCCCTGCCGGGTTAATGCCTGATTGATTAGTGTCTCTTGGGTTCATCGAACAATGCCTCGTAAGTTATGTCTAAAATAAGGGCTATGGCCTGGCATCTGCCCCTGACTAGATCCGGGTTCTCGTATATCCCGTTGATCAGTCCCTCTTTCATGTCTTCCCGTTCTCCAATAAGTGTTTTAAAGAACTTCCTGGTTACTGAGTGGGTAGTCCATTCCTCAAAACTTTCTCTCGTAATAGGTTCCAACCTGTTTATCTCCTCTTGTTGTTTTCTTTACATGGTCATCATTAAAAATATTTCTTCCTCTTCCTGGTCTTGCAGCATCTTGGCAATTCTCTTCATCTTCAGGGTCTCTACTTTGGTTCTTTCTAGCTCTAGTTGTCTTGCTAGTTTTGCCGGGATTCTGAAGTCCTTTCCTTTCTGTACCCTAGGTAGATCCAGTAATAGGGGATGTAGAGTGCCAAAGTTTGCGGCTACCTCTTTTCTTAGTTCTGCTCCGCCCTTAAGTTGTAGCAGTTGTTTGAGTAAGTTCTCAAGAACAAGTTGAGTGACAGTGTCTGCTGGAGCTTTTGCAAGGTACTCTTCAGCTGGAATACCCTTAAAAAGCTCATCTTTCTTAGCCCTGAGTATAGTTTCCCGTGCTGCTCGTTCTTCATTGGTCTCATATTCCAGCTCAAACTTACGCCAACCTGGTTTGTAAGTGGTAACAACTGATCCCCAGGAGTTTCCCCAGGATCTTCCCCAACTAGTTCCCCACGCTGATGCCACAACTTATGGCCCCCACGGATCAAGGTCTGTACCAGTCCCCTGGACTGTTGTGTCGTTGACCGATTTTACGTTGGCATAGATGGGTGCGGCTATGGCATCAGTCAGAACATGCGACGATACATCGTATATCTGCTTGTCAATGCTATTCACCGTAGGGGCCAGCGTAGGA